CTTCAGAAGGATCCGGGCCCTTAGCAGCTTTAAATAATGCAGTGTATAAAATAGCGCTTGTAGCTGCAGCTGCAAGGGCAACCATGTTGAACCGCATCAATCCTTGCGTGATCATCATTGTCATATTCTGTAAATCTTTCATTTTTGCAGTTGGTCCCAACATTTTAAGAGCTAATACTGATGCGTTACCGGCGTTAGCTAACTTATTTAACGAGTCTGCAGCTTTTAAACCGGCGCTATTGATCGTATATAGCGGATTAGCCATACGTTTATAGTTTTCACTTATACGAGTTGCCTGCGTGGTCATATTCTGCATGTAACCTACTTGCTGTAGCATTCCCATCATAGCTAGTCGATTCGCGTTTATCGCGTCATCAGCTGCTTTTTTCTGCGCTTTACCTAACGCTTGCACTTCAGACATGAATTGTTTTGTTGAACCTGCGTAATCTTTAGATGATTGTGCTAATTTGAAATAACCATACTGCACTTCAACCATAGCGCCTTTTTGTTTCATCATCGCTTGATGCTGTTGCATATAACCCTGTTTCATTTCGGTATACATTTCCCTTTGACGCTGCGTCATCGAGTTGTATAGCGCTTGTTGTTCTCTTCTTGAATTATAATAAGAACGCGTAGCTCTACCGTTTGAACTCTCTGTTATATCTGCCATGTGGCGAACAGCTTCAGCTTCTGCATGTCTAGCTTGAGCGGATTGTCGAGAGCTATCAACAGAACGTCTATTAGCTTCTACAGTAGCGTTCGCTGCTGCTCTTGTTGTATTTCCTGACCTAGCTGCAGACTGCGCCATATCGTCGTATGCGCGCCTTGCTTGGTTGCTAGTGTCTCTTAATTGACTAGCCATTTCTCTGTTAGCTTCCCGTCCTGCTTGACCCATGTTATTTCCGACTTGTTCTAGTTCTCTATTAACCTGTTGAACGTCGCGTCGTAAATTACTCCTGTCTAACCTGGTTTCTATTTCAACTCTTCCATCAGCCATTATGTCACCTACCTTCAATCATGGCTTTCTTCGCTTTCATGCTCTTCTGGAATTCGATGAACTCGCGTTGTTCTCTGATTTCTTTAGCTTTCGGAAGCTCGTATATCTCTTTCATGTTCTTAATACGCTTTCTTTCGTCGGCGTTGTGTTTATCTTTTTGCGGTATTTCACAAGTGCGATAATGAAGTGCTTGACCCATTGGAGACTTTTCAGAAAGGTTACGGAAGAGAGCTAAAAACTTGTTCCACTGCATTTTCCCTTGCTGCTCGATTAAATCAATAGTGTAGTCAAATAAAAAAGATGAAAAAATCCGTTCTGCGTCTATCTTGAAGTCAACAATAGGCAGTTCCGATAGTTTTTCATCTTCTTTTTCTTTGTTATCGTTATTCATTAACGTTTTCAAATCAATATCTAATCTTGCTTTCAAAACATCCATGAATAGCATTGATTTCTGTTCCGTGTCTAACTGTTTTAAAAGCTCTCTTTCTATGACTAGCATGTGCAACGCGATATCTATTCTTGCATATTCATTTACATCTTCGTCAGATAGTAAATCGAGCAACGATATGATGTTATCAAACGACAAATTCAATTCTAAACGAACGCCATGCCATGTATAAAAGTCATTTTCGCGTTCTGTTAGTGAAAACATCATTTCTTCACATTGCTTAGATATTTATCGCGAGCGTTATCGGCTTTCTTTTTCTCTTCATCAATGTAAAGTTCGTTTAGATAATGAACAAGTGACATTAGGTTTGTTGATGATTTACCAGCTTTTTTATATAACTCTTCGAAAGATCCTTCTCCTAAGAATGTTTCGACAATCGCTTTCACGACTTCTTTTTGTTTTTCTGCTGTTTCTTCAATAACTTCATCTGTAGCCGCATCGAAATCAACGATACTATCCGTTACAACTTTGATTTCTTTATCGAATCGTTTGAATGCCTTTTGATATTTCGTTAAAGCTGCATCATCAAAATCAACTCGGTATAATTTACCTGCTACGTCTACTTCTTTATAGGTCTTTTCAAATTCAAATTTAAAGTTTGTCATTCTATTCACTCTCCGTTTTTATAATTTATTCAAAGAAAAAAGAGCCATATTATCGGCTCTTAATTAAGGTTTTACAGGTGCTTTTGTTAATAGTGGAATACCATCAAAACTGATTGTGAATTCAATTTCGCCCTTGCTATTAGCGTCGCCTCCAGGATTTTTTATTTCAGAAATGGTTGCTCTGCCTTCCCATTTGTCTCCATTCGGCTCAGTAACCCTGAACTCAGTTTTACGTTCTGGTCCTACTTTGTGAGTTTTGCTAAAGATATAATCCTGCGCTTTATCGCCATAATATCTATGTCCTTCAAATCCATATCCCATCATAAACCCAGTAATGTCACGTTCAGCTGCACCACCACCATTATAGTAATAGTTTTCTTCTGATTCTTCATTGTTATCAGGATCAACAGATGTAATACCAGCTGCTAATCGTTCCCATGTAGCTACTTCTATACCCGATGTAGTGTTAAGTTCAAATTTATACCCATGATTCAATAAAAAACCTTGATCTGCCATATATTAATTACCTCCTAATTCTGTAGTAAATAGCGCGGTGTATATCCACTCGTTAGCTGCTGTTTTCTCAACGAAAGAAGGCTCCACATACTTGTTTAGACGTATCAGAGTATAAGAACTATCTACACTATGAAACTTGCGTCTATGGACGTTATGGAGAGCCTCTGCAATTACATCTATACTTTCCATCGCTTCTAATTGGTTATCACTCTTAACAAGCACTTGAAACTGCTTATTTATAATCTCACCTTCGAAATACTGGTCGCCCAAAGCTGATGGAATCATACGAACAGCGATACTCTTTTTCGGTTTATTGTTTGTCCCTATATCCAACATGTCAGCTTTAACCGGAGCAAACATTATTGATGGTGAAAAATTGCTAGTTAAATGGTTTTTAATAGAATCAATCAACCATTTCATATGAATCACCTACAGATTTTCTTTCATTTTTTGTTCGACTATTTGAACCCAATTATCTAATTTAGCAGCTTTTGCGGCTTCTAGCCAAAGACCCTGAGCATTAGGGTTAGTGTCGGTTGAGAACGAATATTGTGGATTCCAGTAGAGCCTCCGCGCGTACGGATTGTTCCATTCTATATGCCCTTCACCCGGTTTGCTAAATCTAACACCCGAACGCTCTAACTCACCAGTATCTTTAGGGATATAGTAATTACTATCCTTCAGCACTTGTTGATCCAGGGCGAATTGCGCTTTTTCAGTCGCTTTTAATACCTTACTTTCAATCGCTTGTGTGTCCAACTGAATATTTACTCTTATCAAACTAAAAGCACCTCCACATGATGAAGACTACTTCTATCATAAAAGTCACTAACTTTGCTAACGGTCATTTCTTTTCCGTCGAAGACTACTTTCGATTTCTCCTTGAATACAACCGGAGTGGAATGTACAGAGTCATGAAATAGCAGAGTATTAGTAACAAGACTCTCGCCGTTTCCGTTAGAAACAACGTTTTTCTTAGGTTCAACTCTTACTCTTTCAATCTTCTTAGCAGGAGCGTAGTTTTCACTACCACTCCACGTGTCGCCCTCTCCGATATATTCAAGATAATCTACAGTGTGTATTAGCAGTGATAAGCGAATAGGTTTAGCCATAGACGCTCACACCTGCGTAAAGTAAGCCAGTAGGCTTTAAGTAATCCACAACAGTAATAGCGTATCTGTCGTAGTGGCTTGGACCTTCAGCCGCTCCTGCGCTCATACCATTTTCAGAGTAAGAACCAACTGAAAATCCTCCACCACCTTCACTTACAGTTGCAGAAGTTTCACCATTAATAGCTAGAAACTCAACTTGAGCAGCTGTAGCTTTCTTTACCTGCTTCTTAATAAAAGGCGCCAACATATCGATGTCAACGCCTTCCAATTTATAATTTATAACGTGGTCGATTTGGTCACTAGCGCGATTAATTAACCTATCTAATAGCAATGCATCCGTTACTGGAGTGCCTTTGTATTCGTTATTGTAGTAATCAGCATCTATATACGGCATGTGATCACCTACTTAGCAGCAGTTTTTTTCGGTGCTTTTAAATCAGCTACTTCTTGTTCTAACTCTTCAATACGGTCGAGGGCTTTGTTATATTCACCTAACGTGACGTTGCGACCGCCCGTCGCATGTTTGATTACTTTACCTTCTTCAGTAATCTGATTGAATCCATCATTCAGATAACTAGCAAGAAAGTCTTTTTCGATGTGCAATACTTTATTCAATCGTTGCACTTTTACCGTGTTACTCATTTAACACCATTCCTTTCGTAATAAGAAAAAAGAGAAGCTGAAAAAACTTCTCTTTAGGCAGTAGTGATATTGAATTTAACACCTGCTACTTTTGCACCTAGGATGAATACATCCCAGTATTTGCGCTCGTAGTAAAGGTATTTACCGCCAGTAGCAGCGCTTGGAGTATCTAAGTCAACGAACTCGTATTTTTGTGGAGATACAACTGCTAAAGGATGAACTAAGATCATGTTGATTTGTTTTGCAGCAGCATCCGGAACAGCACCATTCGTAAAGTTGTAAGCTGTTTTCATGCGAGAAGAAGGAACAGTAACAATTGTCACATCGTCTAATGAGTACACGTTACGGTTGATGTCTTTCCCGCCACCTGCAACTTCTAACGTACGTTGGATTCCTTCTGCTTCTTTTAATAACTTTTTAACAGCAGGAGTTGCATAAAGTAAACGACCATCTTGTGGCACTTCTGCTTCATCCTGTTCTAACATCATTTGATCAAATACACCTAAAATGTTTGCAGCAGTTAATACCGTAGCATCTGCAGTTTTACCTGCTCCAGTGAATTCAGAATATAATTTTGAAGCCATGTATTTATCATGCTCAGGAATGCTCTCTTCGTTAAGGAATACACGTGTAATGTTAGCGATAGATACAGCCATGTTAGTTTCATCGATATCTACTGGATCGACTAAAGTACGGAACTCACGGTCATGACTTAAAGTTTTCGGTTCAAATGAGTTATCAACACGGCGAGTGTAGTTTCCTACAACGTCACGGTTAACGTCTGTGTATCCACCTACTTTGATGCTTGGGATTTGAATCGTTTTAGGACCTGTCCATTTAACGATATTGTTGTTAGGTGTGTTGTATAACGCACCAAATGCAGCGCCTTGTGCAAATTTTTGTACTAATGCCTCTTGATATTGTGCAGCGTAATTCAATGTAGCCATTAATAAATCACTCCTATTTTCATATTGTTTTAGATAAGTTTAAATGCTGAAGCCCATTGCTCTGCTTCAGTCGACGTTTTCTTTTGGTGTTGGCCAGTTGTAAATGTAGGCTTTGGAGATCCTTGTGGTTCTTCCACTACACCTTTAAAATGAGGAAACTCTTCGACTACCATTTCGATAGCCTTCGTAATGTCTACATCATCACTAACCTTAGTTTTTGCTAGAGTAATAACTGCATTTAAGTTATTTTCTTCTTTTATATCTAATTTAAGCGCGGCTATTTGTGCCTGAGCATTAAAAAGAGACTCATCTTTTTCTTTCAACTGAGTCTCAAAGGTTGTTAATTTTTCATTTGTCTTTTCTTGCTCTGTTTTAAGAGAATCTTGGTGCTCATTCCAACCTTTTACGGTTTGTTTCAGCTGATCTAAATTCTCTACGCCTAACTTCTTCAAGAACGCCGCTTCCTGTTGTTGTTTAACTTCATCCATCTGCTCTTGCGTAAAAGTAACAGGTGGTTCTGGATTCACTGGCGGTGTAGTTTCTGGTGTCACTACATTTGGTTCACCTCCTTCCGGTGCAGGTGGTGTTGCGTTTGGATCTTCGGAAAAATGTTGCATTCCTTTTCCTTCTTGTTTCAAACTCAATCTATAATTTAATGGTTTTGTCATTTTGTTCTGCTCCTCTCTCCTTAATTATTTAACGATATCCCAATCTTCTGCTAAAGCATCTGAAGTACTTGGTGCCCACATTGCATGCGTACCATCTGCACATCGTAATTGTAAGTAAGGGCGCACTTTGAATAAATCACCTTCATTTAATCCCCATGCTTCAGCAGTTTGTTTGTTACAAGGAATACCATCTGGATATCCCTTTTGATAAACAACAAACATGTTTTTACCATTCCAACCCTTACGAGAAATCTTTTCGCCTGTCTTAACTGCTTCAATTGCTTGTCCGAAGTTCATTATTCAGCAACCTCCCAATTCTCAGCGAATAGTTCAATCATTGTCTCTTTCCAAGGGACTCTTCCGAAACGACTCTCTACATATAAATAAGGAGCAGTCATTTTGCTATGTTCATCAGGGAACTGTGCACGAATAACAACATCTTCGCTCCATTGTGGCAATCGCATTCCTTTACCTTTTTTCACTTCTTCAAATGCTTGTCCAAAACTCATACATAATTCCTCCTAATCTTATTAATTAGCTTTTTTCTTCTTTTTTACATCCACTATATTCTCTCTATAACGTCTTCTTGTTCGTTTAGCCTTAGTTAGGAAATTTACTAGTTCCCCTTCGAGTGCGGCTATCTTTCCTTTTGATTCAGCTATGCCTTCTTTGCTACCTATTTCTTGCATCATCTTCAGTTTCAACTTTTCTTTTCGAATAGCACGTTCAAATGCTCGTTGCTTTTGGCTATCTTTGTATGCTTTTTCGGTTTCTTCTAGGTCATAAGGTTGATACGTTTGTCTGCTTGTACCTTCAATGAACGGATACGTTACATGTCGGCAATTAATTCCTAATATGGCATCTGGTTCGCCATAACCAGTAGAGGACCAAGCGGGATACTTAGCGCTTTTTCCGCTTCTATCAAATATACGCCCTTGAACTAAGGCACATTTGGGACGCGCATCCTTATGGCTACTAACTTCAATCAAATCAACTTTGTAATCGTCCATTCTTTTGAATTGCATTTCATTCGCAACTTTTTGACTTGTTGTCCGTGTTACCATATTGACGTATGCAGTTGTACTCCATTTACGTCCCGCAGAATCCGTTAAGGCTGGAATTCCCTTTTCTGCCCATTCTGTAACAGTTCTTTTCAATACCTCTTGATGTGTAATCGTACCAGTTAGTAATTTACCTACATTCCTGTTAATTACATCCCTATACATCTGTTGCGAATGATTCAACATAGTCGTATTAACCAGATTAAGCGTGCTTTTCGCTTGATTTTGATACGTTTGCAATATATCAAAAACTGACAAACTCTCCATTGTTGTCTGCATCGCTGGAACTGAACCTGATATCGCTGCGCCTTTTACTGATTCTTCTACTGCTTTTTTTAAAATTTCATCAGTTCGTTCTAAAGCCGTATATCCAGCATCTTTAATCATCTTATTTACTTCGCTTGATGTTTTACCTGAATGCTTTGCAATGACTGTAATTTGTTCTTGAGTGAGGTTTCCCAACTTCCTTAACTGGACTAATCTCCAATGCTGATATGCAGTTCCATCTTCAGCTATTAATAAAAGTTCTTTACCTTCGTTAAGCACCCTCGCCATGTTAAGTAGTAACTCTTCTTCGATAGCATTATAAATCTCAACCACTGGATCTGATAATTTTTCTAACTGTTCCGGTGTAAGAGCCATTACTCTTCGTTACTTTCACTTTTCGATTGAGGAGCGGTATCTGATCCGAATAAATCAACCATTTCGGGTAACATCACTTTATTTTCTTCTAGTATCTCTTCTACGATTTTCTTCGCTTCCTCTTCAGAAACACCATGAATCTTCATAATGGCTAACTTCTTAGTAGTTAAACCATTCATAACAAGCGTAACTTGCTTGTTAATCTCTGCCGTCTGATCTTCGGCTATAGAGTCATCAAAGGTGACAGTAACTTCATAATTATCAGTACTCTTAAATTCATCATATAGAGCGGCGATTTCGATAATGATATCAACTAAATCACGAATGCCATCTTCAATGATTGTTTCATGCGATTGCTTTGTTCTAAATGTCTTGGAGTTCTCACTTACAACCTCTGTTGCTGTTTTAACTCCTTGCCCATCAAAGCTAAATGCTCCAGCAGAGAAACCGACTTGCATCGATACATAGTTTAATAGTGCATTAATAGCAGCAGTATGCTCTTCCACACGTAATTCTACAGATATATCTTTTATACTCTGCTCTCCATCATCGAATTTCATAGCTTCATATACTTCATCAGTCGAATCAAAATATCTATGTGGCATACCTGATATTGGATCTATAACGGTTTTTATTGCTGAAGTTGGAACAATGATACGCTTTTTACCCAAAACGAATTCACGTTGGAAGCTATCAAACGCAATATCAAGTGATTTCAGTGTATCTAGTGAGTTAGCATATAGCGAAATTCCAAGTGGCGAACTCAAATCTAAGTTGTTCGCTGTATTTGGTTTGAAGTAAACAAACATCGGTTTAGATAAGTCCTTGATACGTACTTCTTCTTCCAAATTAGGATATAGAGTCGATAAAGATACTTTTACACCTAAGTCACCTTGGTTCTTACTCTCATACAACTCGTTTTTAATTACATACTCTTCACCTTCAACTAAGTGCCATTCGAGCAATGTGTACTTCTTGTCACCTTTAGAAAGTTCATTTACAAATACGCCTTCAGTAATATGCTTATTGTCCCATGCTATAGGAATGAAACAGTCTGCTGTGACATACGAAAGTTTGATTCCATTGTCCCAATAAACTTTAATGACCATGCCACCTAAAGCAAATGTGTACTCTAGATACCTTTGGAACTCTTTAATGAAGTTATTTTCATCCAGTGCATTCTTAATATCATCTGAAAGTGTTTTATCCGATATGTTAATTGAGCACTTCTCATTAAAGATAAGAGCAGCCATTTCCTGCGATATGACCTTGGCCATATTTAGCGATGCCATCTTTCGACTTTTCTGCCCCTCAACCGTATGATACTTAACGTTATGCCAATCGTCATAATGACCACTGTATATAGCTTTCCATATATCAATTTGTTTATAGGATTCTTCGTTAATAGGTATCTCTTTTTTATCGGATATCTTCTTAATCCCTTTGATTAGTCCCATTTTATATAGCCACCCCCTTACTTTTGCAACGATGTTACCAAACACGTCTTCACCGCCTTATTTTACGTATTGTTTATAGAAGTAATTATTACTATAGCGCGTCTCATCTAAGGCGTGGTTATAAGCATCAATGGGTTCTCCATTATCCAAACGGACATACATCCCGATTTCTTTTAGGAAGTTATAATGGTCGTACTCATCACACTCAACAAGTAAAAATTGTTCGTTAGTAATAGCGTTTTGCAGTCGCTCAATACCAACTTCTTTCCCTTTACTCGAACCCTTTATATCACGAGCGTTATTGTCAGCTGCACTTGTTTGGATGCCAATCAGATGTAATTCTTCTCTTAATGATTTACATGCTGGATCGACAAACACTTCAGAATACCGCATTTCAAACTTATTAACGCACCATTCTATAAACTTCTTAATTTCTTTTGCATAAGTGGACATCGCTTTAACTTGACCAGTATCTTTACCGCTGTGATAGTAGTTAGCGACACGCAGCAGTCTGAACTTATCTTCATATCGAACTACAATATTGCAACTACATGAAGTCGCATCTGATTGGCCACCATCTGCAGTAAAATACATTTCGTATCTCTGACCACGAACAGCAGGAGTGATATTGTCTTTCATACTAAACATGGAGTAAATAACACCCTGTGGCATAACACGTTTACCATACCAATCTCGCTCCAATAAGTAAGGATTCTTTGAAAGGATATCGTATATCTCTTGCTTACGTACCTCAGTGATAATTGGGTTATCCTGTATCGTCCAATGAGTCCATCTTGTATTCTGTACATCGAACACTTCTGAAATAACTGGATGATGTGGAGCAGGTGGGTTTAAATCCGCTAAATGATAACGATCTTGAGCAGCAAATGTACGTCTAAAACACTCTTGAATCATGCCCATATTAAGTAAGTTAATCTCACAAAACACCACGCTACCAAGCGACATACCCGTTATGGCGCCGACACTATTGCTTTTTCCTCCGCCTTTATAATAGATTTTCTTAACTCCATTAGGCGTGTGCACTGCAAGATGTGAACCATGTTCATCATGTTTAATCTCAGCAAGGTTACCAAAGATATGTTGTAATCCAGTCCCATCACCATCAATAAACAAGCGATATGCTTGTTCCTGGTTATATGCAGTAATTAAATGGTTTATATCCCTTGTCCACGTCAAATAATCAGCATAGCGGAAATGCCCTGCTGTTGTCTTTCCTGATCTGGGCGTACCCTCAAGTACATCAAAGGTGTAATTATACGGACGATAGATAACTTCCAACTGTTTAGGGGAAAACTTAATCGCTGTTTTGCTCATATTGTTTACGCCCCTTTATTAATGCATCTAACAATGAAGTATCTTTCGTTTGGCCACGTAATTTCTTAGCACGTAATTCAACGAATTCTGTTTCTGCTTTCGTCTTATCGAGCATCAGACGCATGTTTGCTATCTTCAGCAATCGTTCATCATCCTCGTGCGCTAATGTCACGAAACGAGTGATTAAATTGGATAGCGTAGTCATAGCCTTTGAATAAGCCTGAAGAAGTTTTGCTTGTTTATCGTGAGCGAAGTCTATCGTGTATGTGGTGCTTTCTCCAGACGTCGTTATTTCCTCTGACATATCATCCTTATCCCTAACATGCATAATGCGCTGTGAATTCATAATGTTAAAGTATTGTAGATGGATGGCACTCCATAACATATCTATTTCAGTATGGTTTTGTATTTCATCAAGTAATTCCATAGCGTGTGGATCATCGTTAGGAATTATCTTTTTGAACAAACCATGAGTAGTTGCATTATCATTTCCTTTTGGCGGTCCATGACCAACAGAGTTCTTATTACCCCATTTAGGATTCTTGTTACCAGGATTACCTACAGCGTTTTGATTTCCTTTCAATGCAGTGGATAACTTTTGCGAAGTACTACGTTTCTTTTTCGCAGTACTACAATCATTTTCATTTGCAGTACTACAATCAGAACCATTCAATTTAGCTACCCATTTATCTCTAGATTTCCATGAGGAAATTGTTTTTTCTTGTTCTTGAAGAATCTCAGCTATCTTTCGATTCGTGATATCTCCATTGCGTTCTTTATAAATATCAAATGCTTTATCTCTATTCGGGCTCCTTGCTTTAGCCACGACCACCACCTCACGATAATCTCTAAATGATTTTATGAAAAATTAAGAATGTATATTTACCAAATAAATACAAGCTGTTATAATAAAGTTACATTGCCATCGGATGAGACTTGAAAGCCAACAAGTTTCGTCCGTTTTTTTGTCTAGGCCTTCAAGAACTCATCAATCGTCTTATCTAACACGCTAATAAGAGACTCTCGTGCTTGTTTTGGTGTCATGTCATCGTTCATTTCGTTGTACATTGATACAGCCTTTTCTAGTTTCTGTGGATCGATATGTTCTTTGACTAACTCCACTCCAAGGATGTTGTTGATTAACCTTCCTATCACTACTGATTGTTCTTGTTTAGTTAGTTTCATTTTTCCAACTCCTCCTTATGGTAATCCCTTTATAAAATAAAAAAGCAGCGTATTCGCTACTGTAATTGTTCTACTATCTCATTAAACAACTGTTGTCCTTTTTCCGGATATCTTTCTAATCCACCATCAGCAAAGTATTCACCTTCACTACAAATCACTTCAATCAATACGTCTCCTTTTTCCCAAACCTGTAAAGAGAACGCAACGCATGATTCGAATTCTTTTAACGCTTCTTCTCTGTCTGTGGTAGCCAACATAATATCCGTATCAGCATTGTCCCACATCACAACTGTATAGATCAGCATCAAATCACCTCGAAAGAATCATATTTTGAAAAATCCATAACGAAAACTAATTTATACAGGGAAATTAATAAGTTATACATATAACTTTCTTTCTAGTTTACATAACCATTCTTATACGCAGTTGATTAAAGTTGATATCATGGGAAATCGTTGATACCACTCACTTTCCGTTACATATCATTCCATATATTTATGCATGATTTTATGCACGCCCTATTTTAGCGGGTTTCCAGCACCTAAACACCGTTATTTCCTGCATAAACTTCACTTTGTTAACTATCTATATTTTCGTTCGTTGTGTTCGTTTGTTTTGTTAGATCGCTTTTTAAGATATTCAGCAAACTTAGTTCTCACTCTTTCAAGTGCTTCCTTTCGTTCAACTGCTCTATCTCTTTCGCTTGTTATATCATAAGGGCCATCAGCAGGATCAGGATAAACAATCTCATCGCAAATCTCCAAGAAGTAATCACCATCAATCTTTCCTAGTAACCACATCCTTGCATACATATTAAGATCGGCTAATTCCTGGTTTACAAAAAACAAAAAGCCATCACCGAAGTGACAGCCTTCAAGGGGATGGGAGAAAAGAGAGAAAACAAATGGCAAAGTTTCTCTTCATTCAAGATTGAGATGAGTTACTCTCAACTTTCTCCAAATCACCGCATCAATAGTATGGCTACACGCCCTGTGTCGGTGACTGGGAGAAGAGCAAGAATCTTCTCGTTTATACTCCGTAGAGTCGGCTACTTAATGTCATTTTCACCATTTACGTTTGCACAATGTGATTATATCCAGAGGGAATGTGTTTATTCCGTCCCCCTTGTTTGAACCAACACATAAGACTGAGGGGAATGTTCAGCTGTATTGGCTCAAACAAAGAGCGGAAGCTCTCTGCTCGTTTAGACCTATATTTTTAAAAAAATCCAGTTCATCCGACCGAACGAACCATCACCACATTTGTAAAGCGATCCATCTCGAAATCAAGAACTTTGAAGTAGTTTCCGCTACCTCTCAGTAATAATAGTGTATCACCTAATTATCAAGAACAGTGTGTCATCGTTGTGGCATGATTGTGGCTTCTTTTCATTCTGCTGCTTACTCTTCTAATATGGTCATAGCTATAACCTAGCTCACTAGCAACCTGTTTTAAATTGAACCCCATTACATCACGTAAATATATAATTTGTTGTTCCAAACCTTTCTTTTTACTCATAACAAACTGTGCTTCCCCCATTAGTACCTTCTTATCAGTAATACGTTGTTTTAATCGCTCTGACTTCTCCATAATACGATCATGACGACCTGCAATTTCATCTAAAGCCAGTGGAATTTGTCCTCCTGTTACACGGTCCTTGCTGTAGTCTGTTACTCCATTAAACTTAGGCGCATTCATATGCATATTTTTAATCAGGTATTTATGTTCTAACTTCAGGTCCTTTAATTCAATCTCCATTAATTCAATTTCTTCTCCTAAGTTTTGATAAATGTTTGTCATGGTAAATCCCCCTATTTCGAATTTGTCTTTTTAACATCACATAAGGTACGTGAAATTTTAATATCTCATTGTTGAATAAGGGAACGATAACTAGTAAGCAGCCCCCACCATCTACTCCCCATCGTTCCGCTATCCATTAAGCTGTTTTCTTATTGATAGTACATCCTCTACTAAACTGCCATCCGTCATTTAAATGGTTCATTAACTGCTGATACGTAAATACATCAAACAACCAAACTCTTTGATCATGTTCAAACCCTGGTTCTTTTCGAAACAACATATATTCTCGTGTACCTTCGTATCTCTTTATAACACTCACCCCTTTATGATCTTGTCCATTCACCTAACTTCTTGTCCCATATCACAACGATTAACTCCTGTTGATTTTGAAACTCCCATAATCTTCTTCTTAATGGGAATCCTTCATTAATTGCCTTCTTATGCCCCTTAACATCTACAACCTCTACACGACCATCTGAGTACGTTACTTTAAAATCTGGTGTAAACCTCATAGCTGCCTTTTTCGACTTCCCTGACTTCGTTATGCTGCTCTTAATCTCAAATGATGGTATAAGAGTGAAAGCGGGATGACACTCTATGTGACTAACATCATCCCTGCTTTTTAAGTACTTGTAATAGTTCATTTCTGACTGAGAATCGAAGTTAATTCCGTCATAAGTTACTTTCTTTTGTTTAATTCGTGGCGCATTCTTTTTCTTGGTTGTTACCTTTCTCTTTCTAATCAACTAGTAACCTCACTTTCTATTTCATTTGTTCTTTACACTCTTCAAGAAAATCAATAACTTCCTGTATATGTTCCTTTGTTGTCATGCTTTCCATTACGTATCCTGCATCGTTATAAACATTAACCTTACTTCCTGTAAATTCCATTCCACACATTCCATCTGCACCTAATAGCTTTACGTTATCTTCCATTCTCCTAACCTCGCTTTCTATTCAAAGAATTGTTTTATTCAGTTTTATATTTCTAATAACTCTGGATTATCATGAAGATTTCCTACCACTTCGAAATCTTCCCAATGTATATCTTTCGTTGTATACAAGCATTTTCCATAGGTATCGAATTTATCAACAAAGCAGAAAGCTGCACGTTTTTCAGAAAACTCAATGTACAAAGGCAATTCGTCTAAGTCTTTTAATATATCGCCTTCATAAATCTCCTTTTCGTTCTTGTCATTCAATCCTGTGTATTGACCAACTGTATCAGCATAAACAATGTACAATTTTCCATTAACTGAAATCCCAGCATTTCCATTTTGTGTTTTTCTAAGATCCCCACAAGCCCACTCTGTACTATTGATTCTTCTGCCACGAAACTTTATTTCTCTCATTTCCCTCTACCTCCAACTGTTATAATTATCTATTTCAAACTCATTTTTTCTTTTCAATGCAACTAAAAATTTCTTCACGCTATCATCTTTGCACTCTTTTATTTCTTCATTTAAAATTTCAATTTTATCTTTATGTGGTTGTATTAAAATGTCTATCCATTTCATCTTTCTACCCCCTGAATAAAACCCAATATTCCGTCAATACTATAGACACCTAGTTGAGACAAGATCTCCATTAGGTGAGCAGTTAGCTTTTGCTAGCTGCTCTTTAATATTCTGTTGATGCAATGATACAAGGGCTTGTAATGTTGTCATTTTTAATTACCCATTCAAATGTTTTGCGGACTACTATTGAATCTCCAAGTGGTCTTCCACATTGAAAATTGTCCTTTTCACTTTCTGGCAATTCATCTATGTCTACATACGTAACTTCTTGCAAACTAACTTCCCCAACGAACCCTTCGTTTATATCCTCATCATCAAATCCACATTCTTTCTTGTAATACGCTTTTGCTTGTTCTTCCGTTTCTGCGCAAACCCAATCAGTATCATTCATTTTAAAAACCTTCATCATATCCATTCCCCTTTTCTACAAAATGAAATTTTTATACTAATTACTGTCATCCCTCATAATCCAATTCAATTTCATAACTACCTGGTCCAAGATACCTATTTGATTATTAACACCATCACGATATTCCTCACCATGAACTCTTGAAAAACTATTTTGGATCCGTTTTAAACCTGATTTTCTTCGTTTTAAATCAGTGATAAGCTGTTTAACTTCTTCAGATTTCAAACTGCACATCCTTTTCTATTCAAATAACGCTTTTGTTTAATGACGGAAATTTAAATATTTTATATTTCCAAATATGGTTTTCTTCACCATTACAGGTTTCCTGTCTTTAAATATTGGTTTGAGTGATTTTTCAAATTCAGTAGAATCTACAATTTCCCTAATCCATTCTCCACTTACAAATGGTAAGGCTGAGTTTGGTCTTTTGAAATATACCTCCAAACAATCATCAAATACTTTTGTAATGATGGCTTCCATGCGACAATATTTAGCGTACTGACCAATCATTAAAACACCTCCAAAAAAAACGCTTTGATTTAGTTTTCTTGCTTATTTTTCTTATACTCAACGTCAGTTACTATCAAAGAAGTACATTCATTACACCCAATAGTTCCATCTCTCATTTGAAACCAATAATAGTCGTTGTCGCATTTACAACCACGTTCTTTTGCTATCTTAAACATCTCTCTTTTCTTTTTAGATACCATAGCAATCCCTCACTTTCGTACAAAATTCAAATTTCATTCCAATTAATTGCCTTTTATTGCATTCATTTGGGATTTCGTGGTAATATTAATCTATAAAGTCATTAATTTGGCTTTAACCTTATACAAGGAGCCATGAGCCTTCACAACTCATGGCTCTTCCCATTTTTATTTACTTTTCCCTAGCCTTCGCCAAACGTTCCGCAGCTTGTTGTCTTTGTTCTTCAGACATCACCCGAATTTGTTTCATACTTACTTGTTTTTCTTGCAATACACCTTTAACAGCTATCGGTCGACCATCCTCTTCTTCTAAAGTTTTTAAATCACATAGATTACTAAGTTTTCTAATGTGTTTCGGAACAGTAGAGTAAACCATCCACTCCCCTGTGCCGTTGTCAAAAACTAGAGTTGTTTCTTGTTCATCGCGAGAATATGCCATTGTTTATTTACCCCTTTCCTTAATTTAATTAATATCCCGAATTCAAACGATCATAGTTAACTTGATTCTTTTCAAAGTACGATTTTTCCATATCCTCACCCGACATTTCCATTTTCTTACCGATGGCCAATAATGCAGATAACGCATGAGAGTAGTCAAAAATACAAGAGTAGTCAGTCTTATAAATAATTGATAATAACTTATGGAAACTATAATCATGTTCAATGAATTTCTCAGCAATTTTAAATGTTCTGCTTGTCCCTAGAATCAATTCGACATGCCCATACTTATTGCCCAGACTCGCCATAAAGTGCATGCAATCCGCCCACTCATCGTACTGACGTGCCTTATCATCATTCTTGTTTTTCTTCCAGTATTTAAAGAATCCGATCTCTTGCGCGAGCTCCCCAAGTTCTACGTATAAAGCCTGTGTCACATCGCCTGTTAAGTTCTGCCCTTCTAAACCATGAACCTCAACAATCTTACGATCTAGCTTGTCCTGCGCTTCAAAAATCTTTTGTATGTTTAACACTCATATCCGCTCCTTATAGAAAATTTAATAATGTTTTTTGACGTTCTTCTAATTCTTTAATTTTCTTTTCTGTATTCTCAACTTCGATTTTAGCCATTGTAAGGTGATATTTGTATTTGTTTATTTCATCTTGATTCGTTACGATTTCGCTTTTTATTTGAACTAAAGTCGATTCTTTCATAAAAACCTCCTATACTCCTAATCTAGTCATTACTTTTCCTTCCTGGAATCCATAAATCACTGGGTCATTTTCGATAATTAGAGATGGCATTGTCATGAGATCATGTTTTTGAATGTAATGAGAATTTTTAGGTTCCTCTACGTTGAGATAACTTACATCTAAAACAGCGACATCAGAAGGGAAATTATCCAACATCATTTTTAATCGTTTACAATCGTTACAATTATTTTTAGTGAATACTGTAATCTTAATCATTTTGTTCTTCCCCTTTAGTGAATTTAACTTGAATGTCGTTACCTCTAAAACTTGTAATTTCGAATGCATACCCCTTATTTTGAAACCCTAAAACGCATTCGTAATATTTATAAACTTGATCAGGATCACTTAAATCAAAAGTTATAATTTCAGTTTTAGCTATGTGCATTTCGTTTCTCCTTTGCTTCTGCTAATAATTTAGTAATTTCATACGTACCATGCTCTGTATATTTCATTATTTTCTCCCCTTTATCACATAAGTTTTAAATGATTCACCTTTACGGTTAAAAGACACTATGTTCATCCCGTGAAAATCTCGGTGCCATTTGAACGACTTGTCTAATTCTGAACAACTATTACCCTTGCTTCCAATTTCGTTATTCTTCATACCTTTCCACGATTCTTTCATGGCCTTGCTGATTTGCCGATTACGTGTATATCTCATCGCGATTCCTCCTTGTATTTAGATAAGATAGTCATTAATGCAATTGCCGTCCCTTCATTCGCAATCCATTTCCCTCTATAGAAACCAGCAAGTCCTAAATCTTCAGCTTCGTAAGCCTTATCAGCTTCTTTTCTGTTTTCCACCGCTGATTGTTGTAACTGTTCGATATACTCCTCAATCGCTTCCATCATTCTCCTGTGCCTCCCTGTAATAACTCTGGATTCTCAAACTTATTTCCAATCACTTCTGCCCAATGTCTCATTCTGTGAAGGTACCAACCTCCGCAACTCAGTTCCATATATTCGTTATATCCCACCTCATAGTTACCATCCATATCAATTGAACCGTGGAATGGATGGCCACTAATTTGAACAATGTCTCCTTCATAAATTGGATTTCCCATTTTGTCATTCAACCCAGTGTATTGTAATGGTTTTAACTGAGTGTATTCGCCGTTATCAATTCGATAAATTGCTAATTCGCCATAGGATAACCATGCATCTAAGTTATCTTCACTTTCGATTTCATCACCTGAATACATCTTTTTAAGATCCTCATCCCATGCTTTAAACTTAATTTCTCTCATTCTCCCCATCCCTTTCCAAAAGCCCCGCCAGTTCCTCGCAACTCCCTTCAAATAAGTCGCGTCCGTCTGGTAGCTTGAATATATTTTTCTGAATCAGTATTTCTATTAAAACGTCTTGCCTGTCCATGTTGCCTCCTAGCTGATTTGTTTCTTCTTATATTTCCGTGGTGGTTTTGTTGCTGCTTCGTAAGGGTCCACATCTCTACTAATTCTTGCGTAAAATGATGATGTACTTATTCCATTTTCCTGTGCCATTTTTATAAGTGCTTCCCATTTATTGTGTTTCTTTGGTGTTGTTACTGCTTCATAAGGGTTCATACCGTCTTTAATTCTTTTGTATAAAGTTGTATGACTAATCCCATTCCGCTCCGCAAGTGTTTTCATTCCAGCGCTTATTCCAATTTCACTTTTTTTCTCTCTAACCGGTACCGTTATAGCGCGTTCTATCTCCCATCCACTCTCATTAACTCGTAGATACACATTCATTTTGCTAATTCCGTTCTTGGCAGCCTTCTCGTAATCCTCATCAGTAATAACAGGTCCGTAATACTTCATTTCGTCACTCCTAATCCAATGCCATGATTTCATCTCTCGTACGGTCAGAACGAGTTATCCTAATCTTCTGAATGCCTTTACCGTGTTCTTTCACTGACGCGCTCCATGCTTCGCTCTCAGTCTTTACATCGAACCAATCAATACGTTGCTTTTCTTCCTTGTCATAGAATTCAACAGCGTATGTCGTTATGACGGGTGTCTTCGCTAAGAATTGCTCCGATGTACTTGTAGCTGCGTAATCGAAACTTCCTACAACATCCTCCAGTGTCAGTTGCTTCATGCCCCTAACCCCATCGGACGTGATTTAATCTCGTTCTTATCCGCTTGATCCATTATTAATGCTGCGATTTCTAACTGGTGTCTTCCTAGCTCTACTGCTATTTCAATTATGTTTTTGCCCTCTTTCCACATTTCTTGCAATCGAATCACTTCGCTCTCATCAAATACCAGGTCCAGTTCTTCTAAAGCGATATACATGTTACGACGCGAGTTCTTCATATACTTCCTTTGCTGTGCTGCTATTGTGTAATTCTCCTTTTCCAAATCCGTTCCAAGTCTCGGCATCCCATTTCCCCTCCATTTGTAATTGATGAATTGCTCTTAGTTCCGCCATAACGGCATGACGTCTTCTATCCACTTCTTCAGGTGTCCGATTCCCTGCTTCGCAAATACATGGTGCAAATTGGTACATTCCCGTTCCTATATCGTTTCTGATTACTCCCGTTCCGTTACATGTACACATTGTCATTCCCCCTTTTGTTTTCAAAAAACGCTTTTATTCAAATTTTTGATTTTGCCATTCAGTTATACAAGCTGATTTGATCTCCTCTGATTCTTGTGTTTCCTCATCGAAATCAATAACAGCGTAACTTGGTACTATTAAAAACTCTTTACCGCATACATTGCATTTAGGATTTCCGTATGCATAAATCCCTTTTATAGTCTCGAATTCCAGTAAATCCAAATCTGCATTATCAAAAGCTACAAGACCGTTACAATTTTCTCCATTGCATTTATGCGCTTCAATAGCCATTTTCATTTCCCCCTTAGAATCCTAAATGTTCAATACGTTTATCTGATGTTTCCTTAAATACAATCGCTTCAGCTTTATTTAAAATCCGACTTCCAAGCTTCTTATCATATTTTTTAAATATGTCACCGCTTGATAAGTTAGTTGTTGTGATCGTTACTTTCCCTTGTCTTCCGTTCGTTACGGCATATAGTACACGTTGGATGAAGTTGCTTGCTTCGTCCGTTCTGTTCATCGATCCGCTCTCTGCACCTAAGTCATCCAGTACCAGGAAGTCAACGCTTGTTAGAAGGTCCACACAATACTCTTCCGTATACTTAGAATCTTTGTTGTTAAAGGAATCTTTGATAAGTCGCATAAGTTGTTCAATCTCGACATACAAGCAGCTTTTCATTTTTTGATAGAGTAGCTCGTCATTATCCTTCTCACCATCTGATATTTCATAGAAATGACTTCTTAATTCTCTTAGGATTGAATAAGCTAAATGGCTTTTACCTGCACCTTGCACACCTACAATAAATACGTTTTTAACCTCACCTGCTTTTAGGCTCTCTACAATGCCTTCTACGAGCCTTTTATTTGTTCTAGTCTCATTACATTCAGTTCTATAGTTAGATAGCGTAGCTTCGAGTATTTCCTCGTTACTAATGATGCTGTGCTTTGTAAGCATGTTGAACTTCTTAGTTCTTTTGATTTTCTTATAGTGATTGTTCGCCTGTTCTTTTAATACTTTGTCGTTTTCCTCAACAACACATCGTGGGCAGACAACTTGTCCTTTGAATTCAATCATCTGAACAGGCTTAACGAATTTTTGGCCACCTATTTCATAAGAATGGTTCATGCATTTATCAGAATGGAAGTTCACCTTTAAATCCAGGGATTTGGCTACCCTTTGCATTGCTGTTGCCGTCATGGTTTTTCGCTCCTTTTTCATTTAGATAACCTTCAAATTTAGTCCCAAATAACGTTTCTGGTCGTAAGTACTGGTTCATGTTCGAATCTTTTAACCACTGTGCTGTTTTAATATCAATAACTTGCTTGAAATCATCTATAGTAAAACCGTCTTTAAATCTAGCTTTGATTAACGATCTAGTTTTCGCTGTTTTATGTTTAAAAGATTTACCAGCTTCTTTATTAAGATAAGAAACAATATCTTCATAAGGGATGCAGTCTTTTGGCTGCTCTTTTTGGCCAGAAGACATAGTATCTTTTAATGTAGTAATCTCTGTAGTATTCTTTGTAGTAATCTCTGTTAAAGAATTCACCCTTTCGGTAAGTTCCATTTCACCCAAAGGGGAATTTGGATTTTCCCCAAAGGTCAAAATGGATTTTACCCTTTCGGTAACTTCGGAAATGTTTAACTTAATGTGATTTGTTGGAGCTCCATTAAATTTGAACTTTTGAACTTCCACAAATCCTTTTTCGATTAAGATTTTAATTGCACGATCATATTGTTTAGGCGTGATTCTTATCTCAGTTCGCCAGTCCTCACGACCTTTAGCTAACCAAAACCCTCCGTTTTTCTTAACTCTTAATTTGCTCTTACCTTGTTCATTTGGCATGTACCAATAAACGATTTGCCCTAACAGGATTCCAGCGATTAAATCATCAGTTATATCGACATAAGCGAGTCGTACCATATAACCATTTCTTGCAAATGTTTCTAGTTGAAATATGTTACTACTCACTTAATTCACCTTCTTCATTTCCGTTTCATAGAAGCAATCTGTTTCATCGATTTCACCCGTTCTATGAATACTTTCTGTATTTACAACTCTTCTTGCTGGATAAACGCATTCGTAACCTTCTTTCGACCATTCATACATTTTGTATCCGATTTCCGTTTTGGTTTCACCGCGAATATATTTGTTCTCTTTAGTCTTACTTGGAATAATGAAGCTATATCGTTTTGATCTGTACACTGTTTTCATCACATCACGTCCCTTTCGCATACCGCTATGTCGCCTTGAATTTTGATTATTTTGTACCCTGGATAGCGATCAGGAGTGATGTACTCAATCGCCTTCATTTTTGCTTCTTTTTCAGTTCGTACGCCCTTCCATACCCATGAAGGAAGGACGACTTTCGATTGGTTTTTATCTAACATAGGCTTTCGCTCCTAACTAAGTATTTGAGAGTAATGAATTACTTTTGTTAATCGCTTCGTTTGTCTGCAATAAGCGCATTTTTCACATCTATTAGGCTTGTCCATTCCATGTTTCACTGATAAAACACGAGGCAAGTTCTCTTCAACTTCATCTAATTCCAGTTGGATGATTTCGTCATCAAAGTTAATCACTGCTTTATCAGGATGTTTTTCCTTTGATACCGCTACAATGAATGGTTCTAACCAGTTTTCTCTGCCGGACCATCGTTTTTCCAACTCGGCATATACTGCCATTTGAATTGTGTATCCATATGCTTCAACAAATGAGCAATATCCGTATTCATCCGTCCAAACCTTGTCGTATATGGACTTAACTGTCTTTAAATCAACGAATCTTCCATTGAGAGGGTTATATACATCTAGTTTCGATTTCCAATGTGTACCGAATAGCTCGGCTGTTATGATGACTTCTTTTTCTCCTTCTAGAGCAAACATGCACAATCCATCATCTTTTAGAGTTTCAATCATCAGATCTGCATTTTTATATTGGGAGTAAAGTTCTCCGCTTCTTGTAAAGAGAGAAGGAGTCTTCTCTTTAAATTGATCAAGTGCTCCTTCTAACCAAGCATGTACATATGAACCAAGTAACAGGCTTTCGTTATGTTCTTCTTTCCATTCACCTTTTAACTTCGCAAGTGCTGCCGCTTCACATTTCCTAAAGGCTTTATATTGACTGACTGACATGTATTGCATATCCGCTTCTTGTGAGTAGTAATTTTCATCATTCAGTTGTAGAAGGTTCATCTTTTACACCCTCTGTTTGTTGGAATTGAGCTTCTAAATTTGATTTAGTAGGACTTGTCTTCTTTGTATCGAAGAAGTCTTCTTTTTTGCCTACACCGTCACGAATTGAAGTGTAAATGCGCCCTAATTTCACAAAGTCATGTTCTGTAAAAGCATCAACATTCAACTGTAATGATTCTTCAATCATTTCCTTTGTTACACCAAACTCTTTTTTGAATGCATCTAACGCTTTGCGTAAGCGATCTTCTAAAGGTTCTTTCTGTCCATTTACCAAAGTGTCATTGCACTTCTGTACAGCAGCGTCGACAATATCTCCCGGAATAATTCCTAAGATACAAGCTCGCATTCTTCGCGTGCCCATATTTGCAGTTAATTCGTAAACATCTCGGCTGTCAGTTAGTTTATTTGTTTTCCCTTTTGCTTTTCGTTCATGTTTAACAGTGAATATTTTCGTTTGGCGTGTGTTTGTTTCAAGATCCCACGCATAAGCCATCATTGAAGATTCACCATCTTTTTGATCTAACTCAATAATTCCGTAATCAATGTTCCCCCAGTTTCTTGCGATGACTTCAGCAAGCCTGATTGATGGTCCTTGAACTTTTTGACCGCCTTTCGGATATTGATACACTGCATTTTCAGCAACCAATTTACGTTCGCACTCTTTCATAATTCTTTGAAATGAATCATATGTGTCTCTAGGGAAGTTTTTAGCTACATACATAGCCATTTGTACTTCTTGTGCTTGTCGACTTACCATAGCCTCTGTAGCTGTACTTTTAGCCTCTGGCTTTGGCATATATTCTGAGTAATCGATATTTGATAATCCGTTCATTATTAATCTCTCCTTTTATTAAAATGGCGCTAATTCAGTTTGTTTACTAGCTTCATATACTTCTTGTAACGCTTGTAACCCGTATTCATAAGCTAGAACCATAGATGATGCATTAGGTTCGTCACTTTGCTTATATCGTTCAACTAAACTTATTAGAATTTGAATTTCAGCTTCAATTTTGTTTTGTAGGCCCATCTTATTCACCTGCTACTTTCTTTGTAGAATGAGACTCTACATATTGTTTGATGCATTCTGTTTCTGCGTGTAGGTAATCTCCACCGAAATCTAAGCAACTTTCTCCAAAATAGATTTCTCCATTACAACCACAACAAAGTTCAATGAAGTCTCTTGCTGATGAATCATGGTGATTTCCAATTAGCATTCCGTTTTCAATCATTTTTACGTCCCTCCATTAAGTTGATAGCTTGTCCTTGTGGTTTATCAAAAACAACTTTTAATGGTTGGAATAACATTGATGACATTTGAAGCATTTCGTTTTGCTCATTTGTTAATGCCACTGGGTATAGCACTCCATCCTTGCAATACATTAAAACTACGCCGTCTTTCATAATTAATATCCTCCTTGTTTTTAGGAGAAAACATTTGGTATAATGTAATTGGATATTTACATTTGTTTTCTCTAAACCGTCCTATTGGTGAGGGCGGTTTTTTATTTTCTCAATAGAAATTAACAAATAATTCTGTTAAGATTAAATTACCGATATGTGTAACAACCGGCCTGTGCTTCTGTACGGGCTTTTTATGATGCTTTCACGCATCGGAATATCCAG